CTTCTAAGTCTAAGTTAACATGACACTCTAACAAAGTATAAACAGATTCGTTCTTACCTGTTTTCTTTGTGCCATCTAACTCACGTTCTTTTTTCTCAAGTTCATTTTCTGGTTCTGCACCAGGAGGACCTAACTCAACGTCAGTATAAAAACCACTAACTTGTTGTTTTCGTAATTCGTTTTCTGACATCTTTACTTTGTGAATAATCGCTTCCGCATCATCTTAGGAGGTAGCTGTATACGGAACGATTAATTCATCTGCTGCTACAAACTTTGATACAACTCTGCCCATTGGCACATCGTAGTACACTTTTTTAAAAGTTGATCCAGCTAATGGTAAATGAAATAACATAGAATCAAATTCTGATTCATACTCTTTCATTTGATCCATTATCAAATAGTTCATGTAATCTTTAACACGTTCAGACTGTTGTTCTGTTGCAGGATTTTTAACACCAATAATTTGTGTTCTTACTGGTCCATCTGCAGGTAATAATTCTTTGTAAGCTTGTGCTTGAAACTGTGTGACTGCTTCTGCAAGAACTGGGTGTGTTGCACCTGAAGCTCCTTGAAAAGGCTCAGTTCTATTTTCGTATTTAAATCCTAATAAATCTAATCCAGTTGTATACGCTTGCTCCCAGTCTTTTCTAGAAGCTTTGTAGTCCATGTAATTTTGAACCATCTCGTTTCCAATTGGTTCTAAATTTTCCTCTGGTAAAATATCTGCTAGGTTATCAAAATGATTTTCTGTGCCCGGTATGTTTATAGCTCCCGGTTCAAAATCGATCGTTGCTCCACCATCTTCTTCTGGTATTACTTCAACGGGTCCTTTTTGTTCTTCTGGTTCCTCAACACTAATTTCCTCTGCTATCTCTTCTTCTGAAGGGATTTCAAGTTTCGTACGAGTGTTAGGGAGTCCTTTGTCTATTTCTGCCATTTGTTACTCCTATATATTCTTACCACGTTTCATTAAATAAGACAAGCCTTGCGGATTAGGTCCTGACTTTGGTGGTGCTCCTGAGTCCACACCTGCTTCTTTTGCGATTCCGCCACCTGCTGCTGAGAAACCTCTTAACCCGCTTCCCATCATAGATAGATCAAGATCAAATGGATTAGCAACATTTGTCTGACCAATTATTTCTTTTTCCATATCACCGATTACATTTTGTGGTTTTTCAACCACGCCTTTATTCAACGGCTCACCCATATGACCTTGTGCTCCATAAGTAGCTTCTGCACCAAATAATTGCGCTTGATCTGATAGAGGCATGCCTCTTAATTCATTTTTTTGTCTAATTAAATCTGAAGTAGAAAGCTTATAACCATATCTTTTTAAAAGTTGAACGTGGTCAAATATTTCAGATGTGCTTGCTTCACTTAAATTTTTTTCTTTTATATTATCCTGGTCATCAAAAACATATATTGTAGGAGCTTGTGGAAGCATTTTTTTATTTAAATCTGCTTGTGTTTTTTCAGGTACATATACTGTTTCTACATCACTTAAATCTTGACCAGTATTTCTAAACATAGATTTTATTTTTGTTAAAAGAGATTTTGATTTTCTTATATCATCAACTTCATCTTGCATTCTGTTTGCGTATAAAAGCTCTGGTTCTGTCATTTTAAATTGTGTGTTTAAGGCATTTGTTGCTTGTTTAATTTGATTGTTAAGATTATTAACATCACCAGTTAAATCACCCATATAATCAAACTCACTAACTGATGATAAATTTTCTAAGTTGTCTCTTTGATCTTCTAGACTCTGTATCTTTGCAAGTTGATTTTTATAGTCAATAGATCTACCGATGATAGCTGCAGTCTCAGGATTCATTAATCTTTTAGCTTCCATCATCTCAGCTAGTTTAGTTTGATCACCTGGTAATAAATATTCTGACGCTCTTAACAAAGCCTCAATAGGTTTATCACCCATCGTTAATCTGATAGTAGCATCGGCTGCAACGTACATCGCTTCAGGTATGATACCAAACTTCATAACACCTCTACCCAAAGCTCTTGCTCTGTTTGCAAACGCTGCAAAGTTTTTAAGTTGTGCTGGACTTGCGTTCTTCATTCCAGAGTTGATTAAGTTCGCACCTTTCATTTGACAGTTGGTCCCAACATCAAATGTTGCTCGACCTCCATCTGCCGCTTTAAAACCTGGACAACCTATTTTAACTAAAAGATTATCTAAACTTCCATATCGTTTTTTAATTGCTGCACTTCCTTCTTTTGTTTTGTCTATCTCTTTAAAATATTGTGCAAATCTTTCTTCTCTTGTTGTTGCAGGTGAAATATTTCTTGTAGTAAGTTGTCCATTTTCTAAAGAATAAACTTTGTCTTTGATTCCAAAATCTTTGTATGCATCAGCTGTCAATTTATTTAAACTATTTATGTTATCTTTAACATTTACACCTGCAGTAATATCTCTAATCAAAGCATTTCTATTTGCCTCAAAACCACCAAATCCTAAAGCTCTGTTTTGTTTAACAGTTGTTCCAATTAAATCGTCTACAGCTCTTTGCATAATTTCTTTGTTTCCTGTAGCAGCCGCTGCAGATATTCCTTGTCCATGCTCTAATGTATATCTAAGTTCTGGAGGTAATTCTTTTAAATCAAAAAATTTAGCTATAGCTTTTGTTTCTGCTTTCATTGAATTTTTAATGTAGTTTGGTTTTAAACCTAAAGTTTTTTCTATAAGTGCAGCGCTTTTTTTCCATTGCTCACTTCTATTAACTTTTTTTATATAAGTATTATAAGCTTCACTAAAATTATTATCGATACTATTAAATAATAAATTTTTACTTGAACCTACTAATTGTGCATCAGGAGATAAAACATATAATACATCTCTATCTACAATATCTTTGTAAGCTTTTATAGTTTGTCCTCCAGGAGAATTATAAAGACCTCTTTTGTCTTTGCTAATAAAATTAAAATAGTCTATAAGTTTATCTTTAAACCCAGGAGTTGTGTTTATTTTATTTTCATAAAATAATCTTCTCCATTGTGAAAGTTTGTCTGATCTTTCCTTTAATGTATAAAATGTTGTGTTGCCATAGTTAAAAGCACTTCCGCCTGCTCTTTCAGTCATAGGAACTGTAACATTAGGAAGCCCAAAGCTAGTAGATAAGTTTTTTTTAAAGCCAGTATCTATTTTTAAATTTTTAATATTTTTTTGCCAATCCTTTTTAAGATCGGCTGTCATCTTATCAAAATCTCGGACACCATATTTTTCAAGATTACTATCTAACCAATTTTTAGTCCAATTATCTATGTACAATCTTGTTTTTGTAACAGCTTTAGATTGTTTTTTTGAAGCTATTTCTTGAGACCTAGATGCAATATTTGCAACTCTTTTTAAAAATTCTGATTTAGTTTCACCTTTTTTTTGAATATAATTTATTTTATCTCTTCCTGCAGTTTTTTCCCATCGTTTTAATTTTGTATCATATCTTAAAGATTGATCTACGTTTTCGTATCTATATTTTTCTTTCATATTTTTAATTGTTTGATTATCTATGATTCCCGTTCTAACCTTAGATTTAATTTTCATTTTAAGATCTTTTGATGGAGCACTAAGTTTCATATCTTTTCTAGTTTTTAAATAATTATTTAAAATGTTTTGTTCTCTTTTTGTAAGAGGTTTTTGATCACGATACCCAGGTCTAGATCCATCTGCACTTGGTTGCACTAACATACCACCACCTGCCATGTCTTTACGACCTAGCTGATCGGGTCTTGGATTGTCTCTTACGAATCTGTTGACTGCATTTTTTGTTTCAACAAAAGCTGGTACATCTGGTTTTTTAATGTCTTTCGTTCCTAGCTTTAAATATTTTTTAAGCAACGAGTTTTGACTCGTTAGTTGTTTGTATACTTCTCTTAATTTATACGGGTTCATTATTCCCCTAACATTCTAGCGATACCGCCACCTGCTTTTTTAATTGATGGTGCATCACCTTTTGCCTCTTCTATAATTTCTTTTTGTATTATTTCGTCTAGATCATCTGCTCCTGCTGCTGTGCCATCTGTATCAAATTCTACTGTGTATTCTTCATACTCATCAGCTTCTCTAAAACCTTTTTGTGTTTCTAATCCTTCATCTTTAACATCCATTCTTCCTGCTCTATATTCCAAGACAGATCTATCTTGTATAGTATCAAAAGATTTATCGCCGTAAGCTCCAACTCCCATTTTATCTTTTGTAATTGTAATATCTCCAGTTGTAAGATCTTCAACTAATTCATATTCGTCACCATTCTTACCTGTGTATCTGTGAATCTCTACTCTGTCTTGATACGTAACTTTATCTGGTTTACCAAGTTTTTTAATTTTATCTGCAAGTTCAAAAAAGTATGGCGGTGGTTCAGAAAGTGTTGAAGAATTTATTGGAACTTTTTTTGCAACCTCTTTGGGTATAGAGGTGTCTGCAAGTCTTAATATACCAGACTTAACAGCAGCTGTGGTACCAGCTCCTATGCCTAGCATTTTTAAAAATGCTCTTCTTACTTTGTCAATGCCACCAACCTTATAACCTATACGTCCACCTGTTGCAGACTTTAATCTATCTTTTGCCAGGATTTGATTTAGTCTTAATATGTAGTCGTCATACTCTTTGTCACCTGGTCCAGGAAACTTGACCGGTGGATTCTTATCTAAAAATTTTTTAAATTCTTTTTGTTCATCTAATATTTTTTGTAATATTCTTGCGTTCTCTGCTTCTGGTGAATTACCAACCATAGTTTTTAAAAAGTTTCTTCTCTCTAAAAATTTTTTTAACGAACCACCTTTTAAACCAACACGTCCCCCTTCGTTAAATT